GAATCCAAAATACGTCACCGACAACGACCTCTTGCCGAGCAAGCATCCGAAGGCTGGGAAATAATCACATGAACGACACGCAATTTCAAATCGACCACCTCATCGAGTTGGCAGTTTTACAGCGCGCCGAGCTCAAGCAGCTCGTCGATTCGATGCCGCAACTTCGCGACCACTTGTCGGAGGAAATCGAACGCAACCTCGAAGAGGCCGAGCCCGCGATTCGCTCCGAGCTTGAGCAGCTCGTCATCGCTCGCGCGACCGACGAACACGCGAAGATCAGCGTGGCGCTGACCGCGAAGATTGACGAACTCGCGAAGGCTCTGGAAATCACGACCGCCGCAAAGTATTCGGTGCTCATGGCCGAGCGAGTGGAGAACGCGAATCTGCTAGCGAAGGCCGAGGCGCGCATCGAGGACGCGGCTTCAATGCTCACGCACGCCGTCAAAGAAATCGTCACAGACGAACTCTCGCGCTTCCCGCGCGCTGGCGAAATCGACCAGCTTCGCAAGGAGTTCGCCGAACCGCGCGGGCTTAATCCTCGTGGACGTTGGATGCCCGATGAAACTTACCAGCGGCTCGATCTCGTAACGATCAACGGCGACAGCTTCGTGTCGAACATCGACGGCAACCGCGAGCGCCCGAGCCGCACGGCTGGCGACTGGACTCTGAGCGCAGCGCGCGGCAACGGGGGCGGAGGCGGGGGCGTTACCTCGATGACGGACTTGGTGCCCGTGCCGAGCAACGGGCAGCTTCTAATCGGCAACGGCTCGGCGTTCGTCAACTCGACGCTCACCGCTGGCACCGGCATCGCGATCTCGAATGGCGCGGGCTCGATCACGATCAGCGCGACGGACGGGAACATCACGCTCGACGACGGCACGGCGGCGGCTCCTTCGCTCAACTTTACCAACGAACCCACAACCGGACTTTTCCGCGCGAGCGCAAACGTGATGGGCTTCGCGGTCGCTGGCGTGAGCCGTGCGACGATGACGACCACGGGCGTGACCGTTACCGGCACAATCACCCCGACCGGCAGCGTGCACGCGGCTGCGGGCTCTGTCGGAAATCCGAGCCTTGCGTTTGACGCAGACCAAGACACGGGGCTGTTCAGAATCGGCGCGAACAATCTCGGCGTGGCTGCTGGCGGCGCGAAGGTGCTCGATGTCGCGACGACGGGGCTGGGCGTCACCGGCACGCTCTCCGTCTCGGGCGTGGCGACGCTGGGCGCGGGTGCGATTCTCAACACGCCCGCGAGCGGCACGCTCACCAACGCTACCGGCCTTCCGATTTCAACCGGCGTCTCGGGTCTCGGCGCAAACGTGGCTGCGTTCCTCGCGACGCCATCCTCGGCAAATCTCGCGGCGGCGCTGACCGACGAGACGGGCACGGGTGCAAACGTCTTTGCGACGAGCCCGACGCTCACCACGCCGATCTCCGCAACCCTCACCTCCCCCGCCGCGACCAACCTGACGCTCGGCCTCGGCACGGGCGGCACGGCTTTGACGCTCACCAGTAGCACGCTGGCGGCTACGTTTGCGGGTGCAATTACCACAACTGCAAATAATAACGCGTTGGTATTTTCCCCTGCCACATTAACCGCGCAGGTGTATCAAACTTTTAACTCAAGTGGTGGCACTTCCTATTTTGGTCAGGAATCAAGCACGGGCGGGGGAATCATTACCGGAAGCGCGGCGTACAGTCTTTCAATTTCGTCAGCATCTGGTCGGAACCTTAACCTTGGCGTAGATGCGGGCGTGTCAGCAATGGTGATTGCGACCTCGACAAGAAACGTCTCCATCTCCTCCACCACCGCAGGCTCCGCAGGCGCAGGTGCGCTAGTGGTCACGGGTGGGCTGGCTACGGGTGCGGCGAGCTATTTCGGGGGCGCGGTGACGGTTAGCGTCCCCGGAGTAGTAATTTCCGAAAACACATCTTCGAGTTCCGACCGCGCAGAAATAAGGTTAACCAAATCTAACGGGACCGCTCAATCGTGGGCTTTTTCAATAGCGGGCGCGTCAGACGGTTTTGGGCGAGCTGACGGAACCTTCTCGATTCAAGACAACACCACTGGAAGCGTAAAATTCAGCCTTCTTAAATCCACCGGAGCTGCCACCTTCGCGGGCGCGGTGACGGTGGGTGGGGCTTTGGCGGCAAATTCGGGCATAAGTTTTGCCGGAGAAATTACTAAAAATGGACACGCAAGCGGATACTTGGTCGCTGTCAGCGACACGACAAACAACGGCTTTTACTGGGACGATAATGCAAAAACGATCAACATATTTACAGCAAGCGGCGCAGGTGCTGTATCACTAAATCAATCGGGCGCTCTGTCTGTGGGTGGAGCCGCAACCTTTGGGGGCACCGTGATCGCACCAGCCGCAACCACAAGTATTGCGCCGCTGCGAATCCCGCACGGCACCGCTCCAACATCTCCAACAAACGGCGATATGTGGTCCACCACGGCGGGCCTTTTCATCCGCATCAACGGAGTCACGAAAACCGTAACCCTAATTTAATTTACACCCATGACCATCCCAATCGCTCCCTACACAATGGGCTCACCCGCCCAGCCTAAAGTCGGAACTTTGTTTGAAGTCCGATACATCCAATACACGCAACCCACCGCCGTGGCCGACTGCCACCTGCTCGACGCGGAGGGCGTTGAGATCATGCCCGTTGGCCTCGTGCCCGCGACGGCAGAGCAATGCGCGGCGTGGACGGACGACGCGACGTTTGCTGGCGTCCTTGCGGTCAATGCTGGGTTTGAACTTCTACCATGACCAAAGAAGAACACAAATCCGCGATCGTGCAGCAACTCCAACAGCAGAGCTTGAACTTGCTGGTGGACTCGCTTGCGGCTGCGCTGGCGGAGATCGAACAGCTCAAGGCCGCTGCCGCTGACAAGCCAACGCCGTGACGCTACGCCGCTCACTCCTCCTCGCGGTGCTCGCGCTCGGCCTCGTGGTCGTGCTGGGGCTTGCGCTGCGGAGTGAGCGGGTGCTCACGGCGGGGTTGCCGCTGCGGATTGTGGCCAAGTCGCAGGAAGAGGCGCGGACGCTGGCGGGGCTCGGGTCCGTGGCGGTGCTAGGCACGGGCTCGATGGCTCCCTACATCGCTGCCGCGCCAAAGGGCACCGACCCGCTGGCGACGGTGATGGCCTACGCGGTGCCGAGCACGAGCCTGCGCTACGGCGACATCACGACGGGCGCGCTCGTGATCTACTCAATCAACTACGTCGCGGGCTCCAACACGATGCACCAAGCCGCCCAGCTTGACGCTGGCGGCTGGATTATGACCGGTCTCGGAAACAAAGCATACGAAAACAAGGTGCGCGTCACCGCCGAGAACTTCGTCGGCATCGTTGCGCGGGTCTATGTCTGGACGCCGTAACCATGGACGCACTTGAAATCCTCGTGAAGGGGTGGCCGATAATTCTCGGCGGCATTATGCTCATTGCCGTCCTCTCCAAGCTCGAAAACCGCGTGTCTGTTTTGGAGGAAAAAGCCAAGAGTCTGTTTGAGATAATCAACAAAAAGAAATGAACCTCCTCGATTTGCTTGGCAACGCTCTCGGTGGTGGTGCGCTCGGTGTGATTCTCCGCATCGGCAATGGCTTCTTCGAGGAATACAAGGCCGGCAAGGACCACGCGCGGAAGATCGAAGAGGCGAAGACGATGGCCGGCATCGCAGCCGACGCCGCAGCGTGGTCGGCGTTTACAGCGAGCCAGCAGGCCGCGACCGTGCCAAGCAACGTCGCGCCGTGGTGCGCGAACATCATTACGCTCTTTAGGCCGTTCATCACTTTGACTTTGGTCGGTGTGGCGACGGTGGTGTATTTCCACTCAGTCGGACCAGAGCGCGCGCCGATGGTGGAACAGATCAATTTCGCCGCATTTAATTGCGTAGGGTGGTGGTTCGGGGACCGCATGGCGCGAAAATCAAAATGAATTCCGACAACATAAAAGCCACCCTCACCGCCGCAACGCCAGCCGCCGCGATGATGAGCCTATCGCAAGTGAACGAGGTCGCCGCGCTCGTCGGCACGCTCCTCGGCATCGCGTTTCTGCTCTGGCGGTGGCGGCGCGAGGCTAAGCTGAAGGACTAGTTTTGACGGCCGTCGCCTTGGCGATGGAACCCATCATCACATTCGCAGCCTCCGCAGGCGTCATCGACGCACAGACCGGAATCATTCGCGGCGTCTCGCTCATCACCAAAGGACCGGCGCTCGGCCACGGCGTGATGATCGATGACAAGACGCTAGAGCAGGTCAAGAAAGCCGCCGAGCAATACTCGGGCGGGCTCAAGGTGAAGCTCGACCACTCTGGCGGCGCAGGCGACATCGTCGGCTACATCGACACGCTGCGCATCGAGGGCGAGAAGCTACTCGGCGATTTGCATCTGCTCGAATCCTCGGTGCACCGCGCTTACATTCTAGAGATCGCCGAGCGGATTCCTGACACGTTCGGGCTCTCGATTGCGTTCTCGGGTCCGTCGGAGAAGAGCGCGGACAAACTCACGACTTTGCAACGGTGCTCGGAAATCTACTCGGTTGATCTCGTTTCAGAGCCAGCCGCAAACGCAGGTCTCTTCGCGCGCAAACTGAAACAACTTCAGAGCGTCGAATCCGAGCAATCCGAAGCAGAAATCGAAATCGAATTACCTATGAATGACGACATGAAAAAGGCCATCGAGGGCATGATCCAAAGTGCCATGATGAGCATGAACGAAAAAGTCGCGAAGCTCGAAGCAGCTCTCGCTCCGAAAGAAGACAAGCCTGCCGCCATGAGCGCGCAGAACGAAGTCGTGCAGCTCGCCGCGAACACCGCTGCGCTCGCTGCGGTCAAAGAATTTGCCAAGTCCTTCGGTGCGCCAGCCGCTCCGATCGCCTCGGCGGAAGCTCCTAAACCAGTCGCGCAAGCGCAGAAATTCGAGGACATCGTCGCCGCCAAAGCCACTGAGCTCAAGGGCGACAAATCCTCGGCGATCTCCTTCGCGGTCAAAAATCATGCTGACCTTTACGCCGCCTACCGTGCGCGCGTGCAGAGCGGCGAACTCGTGAAACTCTAAAAATACTAACATGGCTACTTCATTCCAAAATGCGGGCACGTTCGTCGCAAACTCGGCTATCACCGCGTTCCGCCTCGTGTCCATTTCCTCCAACCGCGGCGTCGGTCTTGCCGCCACCGCTTCCCTTCCTGACGGAGTCGCTCTGATCGACGCCGCCTCGGGCGATCAAGTCACCGTGCAGTTCCTCGGTGGCACCACCATCAAAGCCACTCTGCTCGCTGGGCCGGTCACCGTAGGTGACACGGTCTTCAGCGTAGCGTCAGGTCAGGTGGCGATTACAGGAAGTGTAACGGTGGGCAAATCGCTCACTACAGCGTCTGACGCTGGCGCGATCATCGAGATGATCGTCAAGAACATCTAAACCCTAAAAAAATCTTACCATGTATACAAATTCAGCAGCCATTTTTCGCGGCGACATCGCCGGAGTAGTCGAGCAGGCAAAAGACTTCGAGGCCGGACTCATCGGCACCGCCGTCATGCCCATCCTCGACGTGCCCGTGCGCGCCGGCCAATACCCTTCCTTCGTTCTCAAAGAAGGCCAGCTCCTCAAGAGTGACGTAAAGAACCGCGCTGCATACAGCGCCTATCCGCGCGGCACGCGTGCGTTTAACCAAGACACCTACACGGCGTTGGAATATGGATACGAAGAGGCCGTAGACGATACAGTGACGCTCGACGTTGCCCGATTCTTCGACGCCGAAGTCATCGCGGCGAAACTCGCTAAACGGAAATTGCTCCTCGCGCACGAACTGCGCGTTGCTGCAAAACTGTTCGACAATTCCACGTTTACCGCGACGAACTCCGGCACCGCTTACACGACCGCCAATTTGGCGACCTTCGATGCGGGCGCTGACGTGCAGGAGGCAATCGACCGCTTGCTGGCGAAGGGCGAGAGCGTCACGAACCTGTCCGTCATCATCCCGTATCCAGTGTGGACCCGCATCCGTGCGAGCACGAAGTTCCAGAACCGCCTTCGCGGCGCTGGCATTTCGTCCGACACCATCCTCAACGCCTCGACGCAAGCGGCGGCGGAGGTATTCGGTGTGGCTTCCGTCCAGATTGGTAGGGCTTCATATGATACAGCCCCCGAGGGTGTCGCATTTGCTGCCGGTAATGTCTGGGCCAATACGTTTATCTGGGTCGGCTCGGTCACGCAGGCGTCTGCCGGTTTCTTCGGAGGTGGCGCAGGCTTCACGCTCAACTGGTCAGAGTATGGCCCTGCAATCGGTGTCTCAACCTATCGCGAAGAGGCGATCAAATCGAACATCGTGCGGGCGTCGCACTTTGTGGCCGAGAAGGTGGTCAATGCGAACGCGGGTCAGCTTATAACGACTCAGTTCAGCTAATCGAAACTAGGTTTCAGAACAGCCCCACGCCTCACCGCGTGGGGCTTTTTGTTTTGACGCTGCGGCGCGATTCGCCACACCGGAGGCAACACACAACATGACAATCTCCCTCTGCGTGATTGCCGGTAACGAAACCGCGCACATCCGAACCATGCTCGATTCGTTCGTCGGCATCATCGACGAACTCTCACTGGTGCGGGCCATCGGCTCGCAGGAACCGGACGACACCGAACAGCTCGCGCGCGAATGGTGCGAGCGCAACGCGGTCCCGATTGTCTTCTCGGACTACCGCAACGGCGTCACTGCGCAGGCGTGGCGGCACGTCGATTCGTTCGCGAGGGCTCGCAACCAAGCGTTCGCGCAAGGGACCGGCGATTGGCTTCTTTGGGCCGACTGCGACGACGTGCTGACCGACGCGACGGACCTGCGCGAAAGGCTCAAGGAACTCACGGAAGACGTGCTCATGCTCCGATGCCCTTACGACGTGCGGGGGACCGGCAAGAAGCTGCAACGCGAGCGCATCATCCGCCGCACGGCCTTTGCCTCGGGGCGCGTCTGGCACCACGACGTCCACGAAAACCTGCTCCTGCTGCCGAACGATCTTCACAACGAATGGAAGGCGCCGGTCTGGCGGCATCAGCCGGTCGCGATCAAACAATCCAACCGGAAACGCAACCTCGCAATCCTCGGGCGGAGCATCGCGGAGTCGGCCACTCAGTATTTTTACGTCCACCAAGAACACTATTGCGCCGGCAACAAGACCGCCGCCGAGCAGTTCGGGCGCATCGCGCTCAGCTTCCCGAATCTCGATGACTCCTTTCGCTATGAAGTGCAGCTCAACCTTGCGCGGCTCGTCGCGTCGCGTCGCGAGGCGTTGCAATTCGCTATGGGCGCGCACGGCGTCTTCCCTTGGTGCCGCGAGGCTATCGCCTCCGTCATCATGCTGGCGTTCGAGCGCAACGACGGCAGGCGCGCGAGCTTCTGGGCGGAGCGGATGATGTCGCTACCGGAGCCGAAGGAGAAAGACCGGCCGTGGACGCACGAGGTCAAATGGTATGGCTGGGCCGGTCTCGATCTCGCTGCGCGGTCCTATCGGCTCGCGGACAATCCGAGAAAAGCGGACGGCTTGCAGTGGGCTTTTCACAAGCACGAAAAGCCCGCGATTCGGCTCACTCAGAAAACCCTCGGAGACTCGACGCGCTCGGTCTCCTTCCGCGAGGCGTGGCTTGGGACGGCAGCGCAACCGGACACCGTCGAGCACGTTTTCCTCGTGCGAGCTGACGACAAGGAGACGATGGCGATGGCCAAGCAGTTCATCCACGACGTAGGACAGCCGCGAGCCGTAGAGCGCGCCATGATCTCGGTGCACATCGAGGACGGCATGGTGCCGCCGCACGACTGGGATAAGCTCGTCATCGCAAGCGGCGTGACGCTGATCGACGCCGAGAACATCAAGGAAATCCTCGCAGCGAAGAAGCCATGAGCACGCCGGCAATCATCGTTTGCACGGTCAACGCCTCGTGCCTCGACGTGATGACCGCATCGCTGAACGCCTACGTCCCGCGCGAGGTTGAGAGGTATGTGCATCACAAGGTCGGCGCGAACTTCGGGGACGCCTACAACTTTGCCGCGCGCGAAGCGTTCAAGCGGCACGACGAGATTCTGATTTGCAACGATGACATCGTCTTCACGCCGACAACGTGGGCGGTGCTCCTCGCGGATGTCGCGCATCTGCGCAAGGTCGTGCCGGATCTCGGTTACGTCGCGACGCGCTCGGACTATGCGCGCGGCGAGCAGAACGTCCGCAGCGGGCGCGGGAAAATCGACTTCCTCCGCTACCAGTCGGAGCGGCATATCGTCGAGACGCCGGTGATCGCGCCAATTTGCGCGTGGGTCCACCGCGACGCGTGGGTTGATTTCCCGCCGATAAATTGGTTCTCGGACGACGTGCAATGCGCCGACATGAAGCGGCGGCATTTCATCTCGCGGGCCTACGTGCACCACGTCGGAAGCCAGACCTGCGGGCAAGACGCGCAGCGGTGCTACGAGGACGCGGAGCCGTGGCTACTCGCGAACCGGCCGGAGCTTCACGCACGGTTTTATTTTACAGGAGGCGCATAAGTATGGCAGCCGTTCGCGACTTCGACCCGACGCAAATCAACTCCGACTTCTCGGCGATACTTGAGCAGGCGGGTGTCTCGTTTACGTATCAAGGCGTGAGCGTTACCGGCATCTGGTCATCCTCGCGCGATGCGTTCTCGGAGTTTGAGGACCAGCGGCGAACCGACAGCAAGTTCACGGTGTTTCTGCTTACGTCGAGCGTCAGCGCCACGCCGCAAGTCACCCAGACGCTTTCACGGGCGAGCGTCACCTACTTCATCGAGCGCGTGACCTTGGATGCCGAGGGCGCGGGCTGCGAAATCGAGGTCGCAAAGTCGATATGATCGACATCGAAACCAGTTTCTCGCGACTGGAGTATCAGCTCGCGCGTCTTGCAAACGCGGCAAAGGTGGACCTCGGGCTGGTCATCAAGGAGGAGGCGAAATACGCGATTCAGACCATCGTGAAATTCACGCCGCCCAAGAGCAAGCAGCAGGGCGCAAATGCGGTGCGCGCGGATTTCAGCAGGCTCGCCGAACCGTTGGTTTTCGAAGACCTTCAAGCGAAGGCGACCAAGGGCGGATTCTACAAGTCGATGGCGCGATATGTCCGCAACCGCGACGTTGAGAAGCTGCGCGCGCTTTTCCGCAATCCGAATCTCACGCACTATTATGGCAGGCCGTTGCTCGAAAACGAAGACGCGATTCGGAAATACAAGAAGGAGCAGCAGACGCCGTGGCGCAGGATAAAGGGCAAGCCGCGAGTTCTCGCGTTCGGTTCTGACTTCCGCCGAGTGAGAGCAATGATGGAGGACCGCGTGGGCTGGACCGTCAGCGGATGGAACTCGTCGGCAAAAGTAACCGGCGCGCGCTACAAGAAATTCAGCGACAAGCTCAAGGCGCAGGCGGGTGGAAACATCCGCTTCGGCTCCGTGCAATCCAGCTTCGGGCCGCAGCCGTTCATCAAGGCCACGGCGCACAACGTGAAGATTCCGAACTACCAGCGGATGATCGACGCGGCCATCAATTCACGCGTGAGAACGACCGAGAAGAAAGTCGCCGCCGTTCTCGCCAATCGCGCCGTCAATCTCGGCTTCACCCGCGTCGGCGGAGCAATGCAAATCAAAACAGCAGCCGCATGAGCACACGCACCAACATCCGCACCGCGACGGCGAACGCTCTCACCGGCGCGCTCGTCGTGCCCACCGCGAACATCCTTCGCGGGCGCAATAACACGATCGCAAGCATCTCGTTTCCCGCCGCCGCCGTTTACGCGGTCAGCGAGCAGATCGAGGTGCGCACGCTCGGGCCGAGCAACCGGACTCAATACCGGCAGTTGCAGCTCATCGTCGATTACTTCATCGCCGAGAGCGGAACATATTTGATAGACGACCTTTTCGACACCGGAAGCGCGGCGGTCGAGGCCGCAGTTCTCGCCGACGTGACGCTCGGGGGCCAGTGTCGCGACCTTCATTTGACGAGTGTGGACTATGTGATTGAGCCAGACGAGGACAGGCGCTTCGGAACGGCTCGGCACACTTTCAACTGCATTTATTTAACCACCGACTAACATGGCAAACCACCTCGGCCGCGAAGGCCTCGTCAAAATCTCAAGCACCACCATCGGCGAGTTGCGAAACTACAGCCTCAGCCATAGTTCAGATGTCGTCGAGGATTCAGTAATCGGCGACACCTACCGCACGCGACTTGCGACGATGAAAACTTTTAGCGTGTCGGGCGATCTTTACTGGGACGAGACGAACGCGGGCCAGCTCTTGATTACCATCGGCAGCTCGGTGACGCTCAACCTCTACCCAGAGGGCGCGGACACCGGTGACGTTTACTATTCGGGCGCGGCCATCGTGACCAAATTCGACATTTCCGCCAGTTTTGACGGCCTCGTAGAGGGAGCGATTTCCTTCGAGGGAAATGGGGTGCTGACAGTGACGAGCGTCTAATTTTGTAACAGCAAAACACACACAACACATGGAAGCAATCGACCTCGTCAGAGAACACTTCGCCTCCTTAGGCACGCGCAAAATCGACGTGCCCGAATGGAAGCTCGTCGTCCACGCATCGCCGGTCACGCTCGGCGAAAAAAACCGGCTCTATCGTCGCAGCAAAGAGAATGACATGGAGTTGCTCGTGGACATATTGATTATGAAAGCCACGGACGAGCACGGCGCGAAGCTGTTCACGATCGAGCACAAGCCGACGCTCTTGAACAAGGCCGACAGCAACGTCGTGGGACGCATCGCCAACGCCATTCTGGCCGAAAACGGGCCGAGGCCTGACGACTTAAAAAACTGATTCACGGCGGAGAAGCTGCCGACTTCCTCGCCGTGTATGCTCTCGCGGACCGTCTCGGCAAATTCGCAAGCGAAGTGCTCGCCATGCCAGCGCAGGAATT